AGTTACGTCTGTAGAGTCTATTTTAAGTCTATCTGTTCCACCAGTTTTAAAATCTATTTGATCATCTGTATCAGCAGTTATTGAGGTATCCTTATCAGCATCTAAAAATAATTCACCACCATTAATATTTATCATTGATGTAGTAATACTATTAGTTGCAGGTACAACAGTTTGTAATGCTCTTCCTAGAAAAATACAATACATCGTATCTGTCGAAGCCGTGGCCGCAGATAGTGTCAACGCTGTGCCTGTCGCAGTATATGCTTTACCAGATCCAGGTTGCTGTCTTACGTTATTTACAAATAAAGCTATTTCATTTTCATTAGCTACAGCATGATCTAGAGTATAGGAGGTCGTAGCACTCGTAGAAAATTCTTGAGTAGCGAATGAAGTAAACTTCTCTGCAGGTTGAATACCAATATAGGCCATCTTATGTAATCTCCATTATAGATAGTGTGCCTGATAGTTTATCAGCTACTGAACAATCAATTTTTATTTCGTCAGTTGCTTCTAATACTACCTTACCGCCCGACAACAACTCAAGTGAAGTTCCTGCTGGGATGCTCACATCTTTGGCTAAGAATGAAGTACCATTTGAAACATCATTAGCACCACCTCTACTACCTGTATCACTAACTAATTCTACCTCTGCAGTTACTGCAGTTGTATGAATGTTAGTAAGAATCAGTCCAAGAACAACTGTAGTTGTACTTCCTGCACAAGTATACATTTTGTAGGGTGTACCTGCCGAAGCTGGTTCTGCTGCAAATGTTACTACCTTAAACGTATTTGCCATTTATTTCCTCCTATTTACTTATATATATTATATCGTTAATTTGTTAAAAGTCAATGATTATTTATCCAAGAGCAATTGCTAAAGCTGTAGGATCGTCTGTTACAAATCCTTGAGCTGTCATTAAAGTTACTACTCTTGATAAAGCTGCTTTTCTATTAGTTCCACCAGCACCATCATCAACTACAATTAAATCTGATGTTGTTAAATCTGCACCTATATCTGTACCACCATCTATTTCTAAAGCTGTTAATGCAACTTTACCTGCAGTTGAGATAGTATTTAATTTACTATCTGCTATTGATCCTGCTAACATAGAGTTTTCTACAGCAGTAGCTGCAATAGTTACTGCACCATTTGCTGCTATAGTTACGTCACCAGATACAGCAACATTGTCAAAACTATCACTACCATCGTATACTAGTATGTGACCAGAAGATGGTGATGAAATAGTAGTATCGGATAACTCTGCTAATGTATCAGCTGTGGCTACTTGCGAATCTACATAAGCCTTAATAGACTGTTGTGTAGCTAATTTTGTAGCTGAGTTTGAAGCCATATTATCTTCATCTAATATAGCACTACCCGATACACCTGTATTTAATACCGCAGATGTTAAAGTTTTGTTTGTTAGAGTATCTGTTGATACTAAAGATACTAAAGTTGAACTTGCACCTGCTGGTAATGTAAGTGTATTTGTAACACCTGCACTATGAGGTTGGGCTATTACAATTTGTCCATGTGAATTAGATTCACAATTAAATTGTATAGCACCTGAATTTGTATTACCTTTAACAGTAACATGACCTGTACCATTTGGTGCTAATTCTAAATCTGCATTTGAAGTAGTAACAATATCTGCACCATTCATATCAAGATTACCACCTAATTGAGGAGTAGTATCTTCTACAACATTTGATATAGCACTTGATGTCGCAAGTCCTGATACAACTGTTGATCTTGCAACTTTTTTAAGACCACCACCTGAAGTATCTACTGCTAAAAATACATCATCATTAGCAATAGTTGATATTTCAGATAACGATGTTGCTGCAACTGAATTAAAGTTTGTACCATCTGCAATTAATAAATTACCTGCAGTATTTGTACCCATAGTAATGTCATCACCAGATACTGTAAGATCTCCAGAGATAGTTAAGTTTCTAAGTCCAGTTAAATCTTTATTAGAATCTACTATTACTGCTTTAGATGCACTTACAGTTCCTGCTGTAATGCCATCAACTAAATTTAATTCTGCTGCTGTTGATGTAACTCCATCTAATATATTTAACTCAGCAGTTGTGGATGTTACGCCATCCATAATATTTAATTCTGCCGCTGTTGCGGTTACACCATCAAGAATATTAAGTTCTGCCGCAGTAGAAGTTACGCCATCTAATATATTAAGTTCTGCTGCTGTAGAGGTTACACCATCTAATATGTTTAACTCTGCTGCAGTTGATGTAATAGCTGTACCATTAAAATTAATAGCATCAACGTGTGCTGTGCCATCTACATATAAATCTTTAAACTCAAGAGAGGAAGTTCCTAAGTCTATATCATTATCTGTAATAGGTACTATAGCACCATCTTGTATTCTTAACTGCTGTACAGCAGCTGAAGATACTTCTACATAAAATTCTAAATGATTGTTACTTGTATCTACAAGTATTTTATTTAAAGCATCACTATCTCTAAGAGTAGTTACAGGGCCACCATCACCTGCAGTGCCATCGTGTGTATGACCTGTAGATGCATTAAATGCGGCTAATAACTGGTTAAACTCATCGTTAGAATGAGCAGCCGTTATAGTATCTCCTGATGTGTATGTTGCTTGTCGTGCTGAATAGCCTGCCATTATCTTCTTCCTCCTGGGGTAAATTCTAATTGAAAGCCTTTAATTGAAAATGCATCTGAACTACTTTGATCATCTATCTTTAGTGCAACTGCAAATCCTGAACCTTCTACTGATTGTCTTATTAGGGGTATACCTGATGCATCATATGTTGCATTATTATATAATGCTACTCCATAAACCGCTGCACCTCCACCTGATGTTATTGATATTTTATCTGGTTGAGGAGTATTCTGATCATCATAGTCATATCTAACTGCTAGATCTGCTGTTACAGCTGTACCCTCTCCTTCATAGTTTAAATTAACTCTTTGCATATATTTTCTAACACCTGGATCACCCATTACCATATCTGGTGATCTAAATACTGCTAATATTGTAGAGTTAGTAGATCCATTAGCAAATGTGTTACCTGTTTCCATTTTATAAATGTAACCATCAAATCCACCAAATACTTGTGTCTCAACATTGCTAATAAAATCTGAATCTGTAGATGAAGGTTTAATACCTATCATATCTGAATATTCAAAACCAATACTACCTGTATTAGGATTAGTTTTTAATACTCCTATAATTCCTTTTGATGAACCTTGTGGCCCACTAGTTGTAGGATAAAATAATCTGTATTGAGATTTATCTCTAATAACTAATGATGATATTCTATTTAATCCTATATCATCAATTCTAGATTGTATTTGTCTAGAGATAGATCCTAGTTCAACGTCACCAATTCTAGCTGTACCAGCAATAGTTCTAAGACCATCTGGTGCTAAAAATATAACATCACCACCAATCTCTTGAATACTACCACCATCTCTACATCCAATATTTCTTGTAACTTCTTGTACTGCAAAATTACTAGATGTTGTACCTGTTAATTTATATATTCTATCTTCACAAAATATAATTAATTCATTCCTAAATACTTTTAATCCAACTACAGCAGAGTCAACTTTAAATGATCCTGCCCCACTACCAGTTGTAAAATTATCTTCTGCAAATGGTACACTAAATATAACTTCTTGTGAATTAGTTGCACCAGCATAAAACATATGGTTTTGAAATGCTTTTACAAATTTAGGATTAGTTGGTGCTGTTCCACCACCTGTAGCATTTACTACATCAACTGCAAAACTTGTATTAATAATTTGTGCAGGTGAATGGCCTGTTGCAATAATTAGTTTGTCTGTGCCATCAAAATTAAATTTTTCAAAATCGTATGCTCTAGTTGATGTACCTAAACCAGTTGTTAAACTTGTCCAGCTACCACTAGTTGTACCTCTGTGTATATCTCCACCTCTTGCAGCAATAATTTGCCCATTAAATACTATAGAACAATCTATTACTTTACTAGTGTTACTAGAACCTGCTGGTACTATACTAGTATTGTATAATGCTGTACCACCAACTCTTCGATATCCACCTTTAATATCAGGTTCAAAATTTTCTAAGATAAGTGCTTCACCAGGAGCCATTGAAAACACATCTTTATTAAGTGTTAAACCCCCTGCACAACTAACTACAAATGGTGATATTAAATCTGTAGTTGGCATACTATCTATCCGACATTACATTATATACTCTAACATCTGATCTCATATAATCAGCTTTAGTAGAGTAATCTGTTTTTAATAATCTTAATTTTCTTTGGTAATCTCTATCTGCTAATTGTGCATGCTGTGGATCTGATCTTAACATGTATGTATAATATTTTGATCTATCAGTTATTAAACCACTAAATCTATCTGGTAATGCCATACTATCTCCATGTGCAGATAAGTCTGTATGTGTAGTGTAGTAGTTATACGTCAATGTCATTTCATCACTACTTGGTATTGGTGTTACACCAAATGCTGTAAAGTTTGGAAGTATATAAACTTTAGCTGGTGTTCCGTATACATCACTATCATTTCTGTCATCTATAGATTTGTAATTTTGTAAATAATCATCATAAGATATATATAAAACTTTTTGTCTAGTAGTATCACTTCTAGAACATCTAATATAATCTACGTCTAATTGTACACCATCTGACTCTACATAAATAAAAGAAGATTTTGCTGTAGCTGTAAACGTAGTGTTTAATATAGCACCTTGCCCAAAATCAGTTACACCTATTGTAGTATTTAAATTTTGAGTACCACCTGCTGATGTACCAACTCTAACAATTAATGCACTCGATGAACTGTTAGGACTTAATACTCTAACTTGTAATTTATATTCTTTGTTTACTATAGTCTCAACAGATTGATATGCTGCCGCATCATTTAAATTTAATCTACCATTACCACTAGTTGTATGTGATGGTGAACCATCTCCAGTTGTCCAACTATTTATATTAGATGCAAACTCACCATTAGTAACTAATTCTCTTGGGCCTATAGTAAATGAATCTCTATCTATCTTTCTAAAGTCAGCTGGAAAATCATACTCGCCATCTCCAGTTGTTAAATTCTGTGTAGTTCTAGAGTATAGTAAAGGTATTTCACTTGCTTCATTATAAATATCGTGAATACTTTTATTTACAAAATCTTTAATAGCAGTCTGTATTCCTCTACTAGAGGCAAACGTACTTGAAGTTAATTCTGTTTCGTTAAGTTCTCTAAGAACTCTGTTTGTCAGTGTTAGATAAGTTGTTGCCATTTTGTAATAACTCTAATATTTTATCAAGTTTTTTTTCTTGATCATTAATTTTGTTTTCTAAATAATCAACCCTCATATCATTATCACTTCCTAATCTAATAATTCTTTGGCCTGTGCTTGCATTAGTTTTTTTTGTTAAATCGTGAATAGTCATATATTTCCTAAATGTTATAAGGGGTATTAGTTAAAGGGGGCATATAGCCCCCTCTAATATTAAACAA